CGGCATCCTCAGCCACCAGGGCGCAAACATCTGGGATATAATCAGGGTCTGCCATGGCGGTGACGCCCTTGAAGCAGAAGAGTGTCCAAGAAGGAAGAATCCCCCGCTTCGCCATCGCCAGCATTGCGGATCCATAGGCGCCGTCAGCACGGCTGGAGTGATCTGTAGGCTTGTAGAACGACATATCCTCGTAGGTCGCCGCCTTGCTCCTCTTCGGATCCCTGTTCTGGTTACTTATGATCGAGGATACCAGCGCAGTGGGCCTCTCCAGGTCGTGCATGCGCTCCTGGTAGAGTTTGCTACCAGCCATGAAGGCATTGACCACATACGGGTACGGCAAAGACGAATACCTCTCCCAGGTGAACTCAGGATCACCAGGGAAGAAGGTTTTCAGTCTCCAGAAGTACTCTTCAAAAGGAAGCCCGCAGCTGGGGCTCAGTCCTTTCCCTCCGTACCCTTCTTCTCGACTGCCTTCTGCTTGGCAGCCTCTTCAAGAGCCTCTACAGAGCGCTTCTCCTCTTCCTGGTACAGCTGGAAGATGGCATCGATCAGTTCTGGCGCAAGGTCTGATGTAGAGGCGGCATCCCAGCCCGCATCAACCCGAGTCAGGATCAATGCTGTCACAGCAACAAGCTTCATGCGCTGCTCTTGCTGCATCATGGACGAGAACATTTCCAGCAAAGTGTCCTCGTGCTTCTCCAGGTACTCTGGACGGGGGTCCTTGCCGATATCGTTGAAAACTTCACCAACAGTCATCCCTTCGGCTTGGGCGATCTTGGCGGCAGCTCGCATGGTTTCGGCTAAAGACTCGTCCCCCTTCATGGCGGATTGCACGATCGCCTTTTCCGAGACCGTCAAATATCCCTTGCGTTCAATCTCGATTTGACCAGAATCCTCTGTGCCGACAATCTCTACAATGGGCTGAAGCCGTGGCTGGACGATGAAAGGCAGTCCCTTTTTCTTGCGAGCCATTGTGTCTTAAAATCTGGCTTAGAGTACCAAACGACTTAGCTGTTCCAGGCAGAGGCGATTTCCGAGTTGTAGACCTTCATATAGTCGTAGTAAGCGGTGGGACCACCTGGCTTAAGAGTAGATGTTATCCAGGGACGCGCTGGCAAGATAACACTGGCTGCATTGGGGTTGCCATACGGCTGGATTACCCCACCAGCATGTACCAGGCGGGCGTATGGAGCGCTGTATTGAATGGTCGTAACTGCTTTTGTCTGCAGGAAGGTGGTTTTGATTGACAATGAATCGTGCAGTCCACCCATGTCGATCAAATCCCGCATGCCAGAGTTTGCGGGCTCACCGTTCTTACGGTAGTAGGGGAATTTGGGACTGAAAGGACCCCAGACTTTCGAGGCCATGGCGTCAGAGAGGTATCCAGGTAGCTCTTTCTCTACAGTCGTGCTGCCCCGCAGGGTGCCTTGAGAAATTGCCTTCCGTGCCTTGTCGTAGTCCGCCCCAGACTCCTTGATGGTCGCTTTTGAAGGTAGGTGGACGTCAGCCTTGACCTTGAAGGGCTTAACCCTTTTTAGCGCACCCGTGATCGAGTCAAGATTGCCAGCCATGATCAATTCTGCAACTCTGCGCCTGTTACCTGCAGCTGAACGCCGCCAATCTCGGAGTAGATGATCTCGTCGATCCCTTGGCCGCCAAAAACGCCGCTAGAGCGCTGAATTCGTGCTGTTGGCATGATCGGGTCCTGGCCGAACCTGAACTGGCACTCAGAGCCCGTAGAAAGCCAGCTGTACTGCGTCGTGACCTGCTGAAACACCAGGCCAGTCTCGTCAGAAGTCTCCAGATCCCATGTATTAGGTACTTCTACCCACTCTAGGGCATAGCCACGGTAGTAGAACTGGTCTCCAGAAGCCCCAGGCAGCATCTCACCGTCCAACTGGGACGCAATCGGGACCATTTTAGAGCCCGAAGACACGCCACCGTACTGAGCACGCTTCAAAAAGCACTTGACCAGGTAGTAATTCCCTGCAGCTTCCACCCAGCGTCCATTTACAAGCGAAACCGCCCCTTGGTTTGGTACCAAAAGGCGTGAATTGGCGTATGGAAGCAGCGGAGAGGCCATTTTTCACCAGTTTCACTGTTATAGTCTTCCGCGCTCCGCGATTTTTTCAGCTTACCTCGGGCTATCGCCCTCGCTACGCTTCGGAATCGGAATCCATCACCGACATTTACCGCAGGATTCAATCTCACCAGTCTTGATGTACTTGGCGTATTCTGCATTCATCTTACGCCAATCACCACAACCCTTGCACCAAACATCACAAACGTCGGACTTAGCGATTTCCGCCATCAATTCATTCACCTCGGGTGAATTCTCGGGGTGAGTCATGATTAAGATGTGCGAAAATACGCGCTTAGCTTACCAACTCAGCATTTCCAACGCCGCCGTGCGGCTTTTCCGCGTTCACCCGTCCAACCACGCGATCGGGCACAGAAGGATTTACGGCGTTTAGCTGCCTTTGAGCCAGGTTTTACCTTTCCAGTCACAGGTGCCTTAAGATTTGAACCAGTTCTGGCATTAATCCGCTTACGTCCCTTTGCCGTCAGCCCTCCTTTCTTCGACTTGCAGCCATTCTTGATGCCGCAACCCTTCATTGCGCCTTTCTTCTTGCTAGATCCTCGCTTTGCTGGCATGGTTAGTTACCTCTTAGAATTGCAATCGGTGGAGTAAAGGAATCTCAGCTCCTGATGAGCTGTGTAACGTAGCTAGAAGACCCGACAAAGCCCCCTAAACAGCTGCAGAAGGCAAAGTACTGCGCAATCTCATCAGCGGCCCTCTGCATCTCCTTCTGTGCTCCTGAAGGCTGTCCAGTACCGTCAGCTTGCCACTCCAATACATCCGCTTTAATCAGCGTTTTACCCTCAGTATCGCTCAGGTTCTGGGTACTTTCGGCGGATTTTGCTGCCTCATACTCGTCAAGAGCAGTCCGCACATTCAAAACTGCCTGCGCACTCATGTCCTCCAGCTGATTGCAGCAGTTCTGCACACAATCAAGCGTATACGACCCAAAAGGTAGCTTCAATGCCTCGATAATCCGCAGATCATCTCCCTCAACCCAGTTGCCAGTTGTGTCTAAAGCCATGGCAGGCATACTATCAGGTCTTTCTAGTCTTCCGACCCGTTATAATGACTAATACAGCTAGCAAACAAATGGTAACCAACTCTCTAGCCCTCCTGTTAGCTGTACGCTGCCAGTCCAAAGATGCCGTCCGTCAGCTCCTTGGCCGATTTTATCACCAAATGACAGGTAAACAAGTCAAAACCTTCATGCACCGCACCATCATGCTGCTTGAACCCCGTGAACGGGATTGGCTGAGGGAGCTCTATTGAAAACCCGTTTCAGTTTTCTTGAAAAATTTTCTGAGGGGTCTGCCTGCCACCCTGCGTGCAATCTTCGGGGTGGGGGTATTACTAATGCAAACCCAATCATATTAGCTCGATGTTAGTATATCAATGTAATCATATTAGCTCGATGTTAGTATATCGACGCAATCTAATTAGGTTGATGTTGTTATCACTTAGGGACTAAATATAAATTATACATTGCAATCATAATTGCTCGATGTTTATAACAGATAGCAATCGCTATGTATTCATAACACATAAGCTATGTATTACAAATAAATAAGAATTTAATAAGTATACTTACATCGAACGATTGCGATTGATGGTGAGTCGATCATACTGACAATTAGGATTGCAAAGTGTTGTTTATATCAATGCAATCAGGATTGCACGATGTAATGAACCCTACTAGCAGTAAGCATTAGTAATAGATAGCAATCGCTATGTATTCATAACAGATAGGCTATGTGTTTGTAATAGATAAGGATTGTTGTCTATTAAGAATAATGGATAGAATTTTTAAAAAGATATATCAATAGATAACAATCGTGGTTTGTATTAAGAATAAATAGCAATCTGTGAGTCAAAAAAGAGTTTCAAAAACGAGGTGATATTTAGCGGCTGCACAGTTTGTGACAAATAGCAGCCCTAATAATTTCTCAGATAGAACTAATGCAACGCTCACGATATACCCAGCCACAGATCTGCAGATCGTGTATATTAGATACATGGAGGAAAGGGGTTCACTCCTCCTCCAATTATCACTCCTAAAGGTAACAACCAATGACTCAAAAAGAACGTCGCGACATCATCGATTGGGCGCTAGATTTGCTCATTGTTGGTAACGATGAAGCCGCACTTGAGCTCATCAAACTTACACAAACCGCTGACAAATAATGGAAATCCTTTGCATTCTCCCCATCGTTTTCGTCTACGTTGTTGTCTTTAACTTCTGAAATTATGAACCGTCCCACTCAACGCCAACTGCAACAATTTGAAGCTAAGTTGCATCAAGCCACCCGCAATTCTGTTCAAGTCACTGATAGCCTGCTGGCCAAACTGGCCGCTCGCCGTGATGCCCACCTTGCCAATCTCCGCTGAAATGTCTGATTCTGTCTCCAATCTTTTTGACGCTATGTTCACCGAAGCTCCCATTTATCGCGTTCAAGGTTATTACGCAAGCGGCACATTTCATTCGTGTTTGTGCGCAGCGTGGTCCGCAAAAGAGGCCATCGAAAATGTGATCGCCTACGACAATCGTTACGTTAAAATCACATCGGCCAAGCCAACTTTGCTCTCATAATCTTCTCAGGCAACAATCACCCGTCACTAATCTATTGGCGGGTGACCTGTGAGATTATAAATACATGGAGGAGAAGGCCCTCCACTAAATCACACAAACTGTTCCCCCACTAAGTATTATGCAAGTCACTAAGATCTACTGCGGCCTTGATACAAACGGCCATGACGTTGACGCTCACAAACTGGCTCTCAATTTGGCTGCTATGTATTTTGAAAATGGCCACACAGTTTATGAAGCTCAAGGGCGCTGGGTTGGCGAGGTAGGTGTCATCAATGAGCCTACGATTGTTGTTGAGGTTATGTGCGGAACCGACGAAGTTGAGCGTACTCGTCATCACCAACGTGTTCAACTTTTTGCTGGAGCTTATAAGCAACAGGCTTATCAGGAGAGCGTTCTTATCACCAGCCAGGAAATTGACGCCTGGTTTGTATGATCAACTGGGGGACAATCGTCCCCCTTAAATATCAATCAGCGTGATAGTGACAGTGAACCCCCCCTCTATCCTAACACGGCCATCGGCCCCGTAACTGAGAGCTGCCTGAGAGTCTGTGGAGGATTCTCTCACCAGACCCATAGGCGGCCCTCACCCATGGGCTGATCCTGTGAGGTTATATTATGTTCATGGGGGAGGAAGATCCCCCGCTAACTAACAACCTTCACCAAAGGATTTCATCCGATGCCTCTCACTTTCCCCCACACAGTTTCCCGTCAGCTTGTCACTGACATGGCCAATTCTGTCAAGGAAACTATCAACCTCCTCCGCCAATCTGAGTGCGGTCGTGCTAACGAGCTTGACGAATTCTTTGCAGTTCGTGTGCACGAGCTGATGCAATTCCGCAGCCACACTGTAAACACCGACTGGTGATTTCATCCACTAAATGACACAAACGGGGAGGCAATCCTCCCCACTAATTCACAACAATGCAATCTAAATCAATGACTGAAATCCAACTGAATCAGCTCAAATCTAATTACGCTAAGATGGTCGTAGAGAGCATGGATTTAAATGAACTTATTACTCATGCTAGAGAAGCCATCAAACAGGACATCAAAGATTGGGACGAAAATGACACTAAAACTGAAATCCTTTGCTGGCACGATAAGGAAACCCTTGAACGATTGATGCCCGAATGAAGTTGCTCACCTCCAGATTTCCCCACTAATTCACATTAACCAAAGGATTATGTCCACTAAAAACATCATTGCAGTCTACAGTCTCGCGTCAGTTGCTGATATCCAGCAGGGCCAATCTTGGTACAATCGGGCATTAGTTTTCGCCCGTAATCTTGCCGCCAATTATGACATCGACGCCAGCACGATCGTCGGTGTGATTGCATCACTGAGCCCGCGTAATCGCTGGGAGCGTAACATGCAGGATGCAGAATCTATGGTAAAAGTTTATGCCAACGGCGGCAATTATCAGGACTTAATGAAACTTAAAGTTTGTACTTTTAAGACTGGCAAGGACAAAGCTGCTCGTATTTTGACGGGCAAAGTTACAGATAGGGCCGAACTGTTGGCTATACTTAAGGGCCCTAAGTTGTGCGAATTCTTTAACTGTATCCTAGGAGATTCTGGCGACGTTTGTATTGACGGGCACGCTTATTCCATCTGGGTTGGTGATAGAATCACCCTAGCGAATGTGCCCAAAATCGGTGTCAAACTGCGCAAAAATATCAAGGCTGATTATAAAGAAGCTGCTGAATTCCTTGGAGTTCAACCACACGTAGTCCAAGCAATTACCTGGGTTACTTGGAGGCGTCTCCACGATGTTTAATCAATTCTCCTCACATAGGGCTGCTAATCAGTGGCCCTATTTTATATTTAGTTCTGTTAAGTTGAATGTGAAGTTTTACAAAGTAGTACACTGTACTACCGCTCCAGTGAGCTCTCAGACAACTCTCAGTTTTCTCACCAAATTCTCAGATTCACTGTCACTATCATCCCCTACCTATAGTCTAGCACGGGCCGCGCCCCCGTGTCAAGGGGTTTGTAACAATTCTTCACTGAGAGTTGCCTTAGAGCCCTCTCACCAAACTCTCACCAAATTTAGGCTTTTTCTTAATCCTAGCACGGCTGACGGCAGAACGTCAAGGGGTTTGTCACAAATCTTAACTGAGAATCTGCTGAGGGCCTTCTCACCAAACTCTCAGATTCCTCTCACCAAACTCTCAGGGCCACTATCACACTATCACGCCTGGGCGCGAATGTCAACCCCTTTGTCACAAATC